AATGCCGGCTGGCTCTGTTTCCTCTTGATTGCGCCATGCCTTAGCTTGCACCAGCACATAGCCTTTTTCCGCATTAAATTCAACAATGTGAGCCTCCAAGCGGCCTTGTGGAAATGTCTTGATCCAGCGATCTGTGCGCTCTTTGTTGCCTTCGTAGTTTTCTAGAAAGCCGGCCATTAGTTGTTCACCTTGTCAATCTGTGAAATGTGGCGAGATACCGCTCGGCCGCGTGTGTAGCCTTGTCGCTGGCCTTCCTTAAATCCGACCGCGTAGCTCATAACAGCCCAAAAGGCACCAGCAATGACCATAAAGATCACAATTGATAATTCGTTCATTTGTTGCTCCCGATTCTGGGAGCCGCGTATCAGCTCCCGAAATAGAGAGTGACAGGATCAGCCGACAAATTCAACAATCACGCTCAAATCATGGCGTGTCGCTACCAGATAAACGCCTCTCAATGGCTTTTTCGTATTCTGACTTTTGCTTGTCTTTTAAGCCGTTGGATGCTAAGACACCACCCAATGACCCGGTGAGAAAGATTGCCAAGGTTTTGAGCAGATCGATGAAAGCTGCATCATTGGGAGCTTGTGCCCCAATTGGCTGTGTCACAAAGATCAATGCGTATGTGATGCCAAGAGTCACGATTAAAAAGACAATTGATAAAACTGCACCAATGAGAAACATCAGACGAGCTTTGATTTCCTCTTGGCTCAATCTGTCTCTGTGTTTAGAAACCATCGCCTACCAAATCCTCCGAACAGGTACCAGTCACCTTGCATTGAGGTTTTTGGCACTCTGGGTTTTCCCAATTCTCATGCAATTGGCATGGGTATCGAACCCATCCATCATAACCACAGGCGGTGAGGCTTAGCGAAAGGACAAAGGCCAAGCCTACCGCGAGTGATTTCCGGATCATTTCCCCGTTGATCCGAAAGCTGTATCAGCTGGGTTTAACCATCGCAAAACGACAGGCACGACAGCTGCAACGCCACCCATTGCCATTGCCTTTAAATCTCCACCAGCCATGTACACGGCCAAAGCTGCCGCTATGTATGAGCGACCCCATGAGGCCGCAATTGCTTTGACTTCGTTCATTTGTTTTCTCCTTTTGGTCGATCTGGCAATTCACCAGAAAAAGGCTCATAAGCTGGTCGGCCATAGCCCACCACAAATGAGCGTGCTCCCAAAGCTCTTGACTTCACCATCACTTCTCCACCGTTGCGTTGATCTCCACCGGATGATGTGTTGCCTTCGATGGTCACGATCTGTTTTTCAGATGCCCGGATCACTAAGCCGATGTGATTGATCGTTTCCTTGCCATCAATGATGAAATCAAAGAAAACAAAATCACCAATTTTTGGTGTTGTGTGCCATTGCTTACGCTTGCGAAATGCCTCAGCTCCAGCGCGTGTGCTGACAACATTTGGCACTTTGACTCCGGCTTGATCTGCACACCAATTGAGAAACGAGCCACACCATGGCAGCTTGTCGGCTTTCATGTGCTTGCCGTACTTTGTCTCGTTGTTTCCGGTTTCAGCTGTGCCAACTTCGGCCAAAGCAACCTGAATCAATCGAGGCAATGTGCCTTGTGGAAAATTAGTCATGGCGCGATTGGAAACTCCGCTGCATCGGCTGATCCGCCTTGAGCTGGCAAATCTCTCAATGCTTGACGATAAGTTGCCCAAGCTGTTTTGTCAGTTGGTGCATCCGTGTGCATTGTCCAATCAGATGCCGCTAATTGAGCATTACGCCATAACTTGATCTGCTCCCACTTTTGCTCATTTGTTGCATCTGGAAACATTGGATTGAATTGAAACATTAAGCCACCTCATAACTAAATAAAACTTGTAAGAAATCATTTGTTGTCCAAGTAAATGGGCTACCTGAACCAACTCCTGAATAAGTAGTATAAACTCCATTCGAATTGCTGGAATAGAAGGTAGCCGTTGTACTTCCTAAATTAAGAAATCCAACATAGGTCGCAGTCCCAGCATCTTGGAAATAAGCATTAAAAGGAATACTAGTCACAACGGAAGTTTTTGGAAGTGTAAATGTTGGGTCGTTACCCACGGCAGATGTTGAGCCTAATTGAAATGTAAATCGCACATCAACAATTTTGCCAATTTGTCTCCATCTTGCGGTCAATGCACCATTACCAAGAGTTAAATTTGTTAATGTTGGCGTGTATGAAGTCCAATCGCCTGTGTATTTTAAGCCAGTTACTTCTGCGCTATCTGCCGATAGAACTAAATCGTTTGCACCAACTGCTAAACGAGCAGGTGTATCAGCAGCCGTTGCTGTGATTAAATCTGCTTTTGCATCAACGATTGTGTTTTGGATTGCATTGGCATCATCTGATGTAACCCATACAAAATCCATGTCGGTGTTTGAATTCTTTGAAAGTACCTGTCCGGATGTGCCGCCTTTAAGATCGGCCAACGATGAATCGACCGCCTGACCAAATACCTCAAAATCAGCCGGCAAATCCGTGACCAAATCAACGGGTGTCGGCATTTGCCATCCAAAATTCGATGTTGGATTTGCCATGTTTTCTCCTTACGCTACGACTAGCGCGGAGGCCCAATCTAGGCTTCCGCTGATTGTGTTCCATGCTTCTGAAATTGCGACATCTTGCCATTGCATGGCTTGCAATGAAAATGCCAATGGGGAAAGAATAGCCGTGACCGAGATTGTGTTATAAGAGGCACGCCATGTCCAGCCTTCGACAAAGCCAAGATAGGTGCCAGCTGCCATGTTGAGCGGCAGGTCATTGATGCGCAATGGCAATCCCATGAAAATGTTGATCAAGGCATCTCGGTCGGCATCATCAATTTCTGAATTTGTCAGCTCAAATGTGATTTGGTTGAAATTGGCTTGTGGGTAGGATCGGAGCGTTAAATAGAAAGCTGCCTGATCCTCGGCATCGCTGGCATTTTCAATCGTGGTGGTGATGATTTGAGCTAATTTGCCATAGAGGCCAATCGATGTTGCATCAGAATCCACAACCTCGCTGGCTGAATTGTTGCCATACCTCAACACAATTTCGTTTCGGATGTCACCGGATCGAGTCTGGATCGATAATGAGCTGGCAATTGCTTGAGCGGCTGATACATCTGTATAGCCATTATTGGCCAAATAAATTGATCTATGATCTGCCGAGGCATAGGAAATTTGGCCCAATGGGTTTTCGTAAATGTAGCCCAATCCTGATGTTGCCAAAGCTGAGACCAAAGCATAAACATTTGTAGTTTGTGCACCGCGGTTGGCTAGCTCGTAGCTACCTGGTGTATCGATCTGACCCAATCCGGTGTTTTCTGCATCTTGCCATTGAGTCGTTGGATCGTATGTGCTCCATTGCAAAGCTGCCGGCACTTCGTTCCATGAGTTCACCAAAAGATCGGTAAGGATGGACAGGATTTGATCACCATCAAAATCCTTGGTCAAAACGCCTTGAGTTAAAGCCTTTGGCAATCGAGACAATGCGCCCAAAGCTGTAATGCTCACGGATTGAGCAACACCGACCACGCCTGATGCCGTGATGCCAATGTCAAATTCCACAACAGTTCCACCAAAAATTGGCACAAATGTGGCTGTTGAATCTTGCAATTCAATAGTGACACCATCATTGATTTCGATGTCCAAAATTGATTGATCAAGGTTTATCAGCTGTAAATTGACATAGCCGGCTTGGGCTTGCTCATAAATGTTTGTGCGACCCGATGTGATCGAAAGATTGGCCAAAGCATAATTGGTGTATGTCGTGCCACCAATAATCACACGCCAGACAGGATTGAATTGACTCATGCTATTTGCAGGTTAGTTGCGCCACCTGTGCCGCGATAGTAAGAATCATTGAGTGTGTCAATAATTGTTCGTGCTGTGCCTTCTTTGTCGAAAGCTCCAGTCACAGTCAAATTGATGGTTGTTCCAACGCGATCAGCTTCCTCACCAATTCGGAAACGACCCGGATTGAAATTGCTTGAAACAGCTGTGTTGGCTGCCGCTGCCTTGGCTGCCGCTGCCGCTGAGGCTGCAACAGTTGCAACCGGTGTTGGCGTAACAGTTGGCGTGACTGTGACAGTCGGTGTCGATGTGGTTGTTCCAGCTGGCTTGAAACCGCTTGGCAATGATGCTGCCGGCACCGAAATGCCACCCGTTGAGCTTGATCCGGTCGATGAGCCAACCTTGCCAATGCTTGCAATGTCTGGCCCCGGCTTGATCAAATTCAGTCCTCTGATGACTAAATTGATGCCATCAATGGCTGTGTTGATGATTGTTTTCAGAGCACCCAAAACATTTGAAATCAGATTCAAAACTGTGCTCGCTACTGTGCCAGCAACATTGAAAGCTGCTCCAATGACATTGCCGATGATTGGTGCGGCAGCTTTGACCACATCAAAGAAAGCCTGAAATTCATCTTTGTTTTCAATAACTGTGTTTTTGATCTTGTCGAAAGCTGATCTTAAGCCTTCAAAGATTGGCTGCACAAAGCTTTTGATGGAATTTGCCAAATTGCTGAGTGTTCCACCCATGCCATCTTTTTTGTCTCCAAATGCATCGGCAACCTTTTGCACAATTGGGATCACCTTGTCGGAAAATAAAGTAGCCAATTCCAAAACCACAGGCAAAAGAGCGGTGCCAATGGTTGTTTTTGCGTTCTCCAATTGAGCTGTGAGGATTCTTGTGCGGTTGGCTAGACCATCGCTCGTGCGCTCAAAATCGCCTTGTGCTGCACCTGTTTGCTTGTAAATCAAAGCTTGAGCTGCCAACACCTTTTGCTGTGGTGTAAGCGCATTTTTGGTCGTGCTGATGATTCCCAATTCCAAAGCGGCTTGGCGCAATGATGCATCATCAAGCAAAACTCCGTATTGTCTAAGCGGTTCAGCTTCTCCACGCAATGCCGATCCAATTGCATTGATCGCTTGCTCTGGTGATGTGTTATTAAAAGAGGCCAAATCTGATGAAAGCTTTACAAAGTCAATCGAGAAATTGCTCAAATCTTTGCCACTTAACCCGGCGGCTTTTCCAAATGTCGCAAATGTAGCTGCTGCATCCAATGCCTGTTGCTTTGTTTGGCCTAAAGATGAAGCTGCGCCATCTGCAAATTTTTCAATGTCTTTGGCTGTGTCACCAAATAAAACACCTACCTTTGAAACTGTTTCTGATAGATCGGAAGCAGCCTTCACAGCATCCACGCCAATTTTGATGGCCATGGCACCAGCTGCGGCAGCTACGGCTGCAAAAGCCAATGCCGCTTTCTTGCTAAAATCACCAATTTTGCCAGCAAATCCATCGACATCTTTTGAGCCTACATTGAGGCTTTGCTTGAGTTTATCTACATCAGCCAG